TGCTGGGGCTGGCCATGTTCTTGTTTCGAAGACCTTACAGCCGCTCACAATAAGACCTGCGAACGGCTGCCATATACTGATGCACTTCATGAAAACTCCCTTGCTACACTTTCGTTATAGCAAGGGATTCGAGGAGTGAAGGGTTTAGATATTGCCGGTGTCGGCTTCGACCTCGGCGATAATAGGTGGTGTATAGGCCGCTGGTAGCAAGGCACGTAGCTTTGCAAATCCTGCTGCACCTTCAGCTTCAAGCTGACGCGCCAGCGTTTCACGGGTTAGCTGCTTGCCCTCCCAATTGACGTATCCTGGACGGCCTTGATCCATCAGACCTTCGCCGTTCAGAAACTCGATCAGACTGCGCTCACGGTCAAACTTGCCGGTGCCGTCTGGTTGGAACATGAAGCGCCAAGATGCTTGCAGGAACGGCCGCGCAACTTTGTTCTTCTTGAACGTGCCAGTGACCTCCATGCCGATAATCTCGGTGCCTTGCTTGATCTGCTTCGATCCAAGCCAAATACGTTGGCTGAAATAGAACTCAGGGCTATCACCGCCGGATGTCTTGCGTGGATCACCGAACATGACGCCAATCTTGGTGCGCATCTGGTTGAGGAAGATCACACAGACGCCGTATTTCTCTGCAATCTGGGCAATACCAGGGAAGTGCGCAGATGTGGCGCGTGACAAAGCGGTGTTGTCGTTCATGTTGCGGTCGGCTGGATTGCGCAGTTTACCTTTGCTATCGTAAAGCACCGACTGTGGCACCATCGCGGCCAAACTATCGAAGCACCAAACAATCGGGGCGTCTTTGGCGATCAGCTTCTTTTCGCGGATCGTTTTCACGGCAAGGTGGTAGATCGCCACGGACTCTTCGAACGTCTCCGGCTTTTTGTAGATGAACCGGCCTGGCGTGATGTCTAGGCCCAACTGGGGCGCCAGCTTGATAGAGAACGACCGCTCATGGTCAGAGAAGCCAGCAACGCCGCCAAGCTTCTGTGCGGCCGCCATAACGGCTGTGGCGATCGCTGTCTTACCCGAAGAGGGTGGACCGGCGACTTCAACAAGACGGCCAACGGGAAAACCATTGTCCCATGTCGATGTTGATCCGTAGTTGAGCGGCGGAAAGCCAGTATCCAAGAACTGTGTTACCGTCGCATCGGGATCGTTCGCTCCGATTTCGCCCATCAGGGCTTTCATAATGTCGTCGTCAGCTTTTGCCATTTGGCTTCTCCATAAGTTTCTATGCTGGAATTTCTTCGTTGAGGTAGTGAAAGGCCGGAAAGACGCGCATCCAGTCTGACAATTCTTGCGTGATGGATTTAAACAGCAGGATTTCGCAAAACTGCTCGAACTTATCCATCGAGGGATCACCTTGATCGATCTTGAAGTTGATCGGATCAGGGCGCTCTGTTGTGCGCAGATCCACCAGACCGATGTTGCGCTCAAAGATGATCGCCTTGCTTTCGTCAACGACCAGATCGCGATACTTTTTGGGCAGCTTCTTGAACTCGGCCGCAGGCATATGCAGCGACGTGAGATTGAGAAACTCGCTGAAAGAGCCGTAGGTGTTGATGAAGTCGATCGCACCTTTTTCGCCAACACGACCAACACCCGGAATACTATCACCAGCATCACCACACAGCGCCTTGACCTCGACAAACTGCTTGGGCGTTTTGACGCCTGTAAACTCTTCGAATGAGGTTTTCGTTACAACGCGGTCGTTAATAAAGTCGCGCCAAACAACATTGGGGCCGACCAGTTGGATCCAGTCTTTGTCACCGGTCAGCAGGGCGACTTGGTGGCCTTGGGCGACGTAACGATCCGAAATGATCGCCGCGAGGTCGTCGGCTTCCATATTGATGGCGCTCACTTGCGCGATGCCGAGAAAGCGCAACGCCTTCTTGATATACGGCGACTGCTTTTTGTATTCTTCTTTCTTGGCAAGCAATTTGCGTTCATTGGGTGTGTCAGCTTTGTCGCGTATCGCCTTGTAATCGCTGAATACTTGATTGCGCCAACTCATGCCGTCCCACAGCACCAACGGCGTGTATTGGCCGTGAATGGAGATCTTCTGGCGCAATGTGCGCAGAAAGTTGTAGATCGCGTGAACAGGTTGATCGCCGATCATCAGCCGGCCGCCGTTGTTCGCAAAGTGACCTAATGAGTTACCATCAATGACGAGGTATTTCTTAGACATGAACCTAAGACCTTCTGATAATGAAATGGGGGAGGCGACGAAACGTTGAACTGGGAAGGAACAGTCGTTTCGTCGCCCTTTATTTGGTTACGCGGGACAGCGCGCTTCCAAATTCCTACTTGAGAGCATCAAGCTCCGCGAGGATCGCATCCTGCTCGTCCGACGGGAGAGACGACAAGATATCTTCCGCAGCTTCTGCTGGAGCGGCTTCTGCCTCTTCAAGAGCGGCAAGTTCGGCTTCAGCTTCGGCAGCGGCCTTAGCTTGACGTGCCAAGATCGCGGCACGTTTCTCTGCTGCTGCGTCAACAATGGGATCGACCACCTCGGCAACAGCGACAGGCTTCTTCACAACAGGCTTTGGGGCCGGTGCTTCTTCAATCACCGCATCTTCAACAGCAACAGATGGCGCAGTAAGTGCCGCAGTTGGTGTTGTTGCGCTTGTGGAGCTGCCCAAGCGTGGAACAGCGACACCGGCGATTTGTGCGATTGCATTCAGGGCTTTCTGCTCTTCACCGCGGAAGAAGTTCTTCTCGATGTGGGTGCGCAGATTGGTCGCGTTCTGAATTGTCGCAGCAAGAACAGGTTTAGAAACGCCAGGGGCCACAGCAACGTCGTAGTTGGTCTGTAGACCTTTGCCTGTCCGAGTGATGATGATATCGACACCTTCGTTCGAATCAAGAATGTTCTGGCCAGCTTGTAGATAAAGTTCCACCACGCTCATGACTTTGCCGTAAGTTGTCGGCGTCAGTTCGAGAACTACGGAGTCTTCTGGTGTCGCGCCACCTGTGCGCTCCAATACGTTGAGAAGAACGGACTTACGTGCTTTCCAACCTTCGTAGAGCTTCTTGGTTTCTTCGTCGTAGGCAGATGAAATTGCTGCCTCGATAGCCGCGTTGATCACTGACGGCTGCTGGAAGCAAATATCGCAGTCGCCGACAACAGCAATTGGTTTTCCGTTGTCGTCTGCTTTGATCCAGTGAACGCCAACGTCAGCCCAGAACTGACCATCTTCACCGATCCAAGGTGCGCTTTCGGCCCAGAGGATACGGTATGTGTTGCGACCTTCTTTTGGTTTGACCGCATTGGCGCCGCTTGAGGAATACTTATTACTCGCTGCGGAAACCATTTTCTGAAGTGCTGGGGATAGTGCCATAGACTTTAGTCCTTTGTGTTTGGTTGGTTGGTGCTTTGTTCTAGCTATCTGATTGTTTAGCTATTTAGTTATAACAAGAGTTTCGAGGGTTGCGTGATTATTTATTCCTCCGCGTTTTTATTTTTCAGGCGATCCAGAATGCTGGACTTTTGAGTATCCAACACCTGTTCACGCACACTGCGTTCGGCGATGTAGAGATTACCCTTCATCTCCTCACGCGAGATAAGACCATGCTGGATCAGCATGTCGCGACGGTGCCGAAACGCTTCGACGGCGATCTTTGCGGTCGCCTCGACACGCTTGGCGTCGTTGAGAGCCTTCTTCATGTCGATCACGCGACTGTGCCGGGCGACCAGACTATCCATCATCGGCACAGTGACTTTCTCACCTGCCGTTGCTTTCTCGTCCGAGGTCATTTTGTAGACCGCGGCTTCGACGTTCTGGAGCAGCATCTTGATCACATCGACCTGCCGTGAGGCTTCGGCGGCCAGCACACCGTAATGCGCAAACATGGCCGCCTGGTTCATCATCGCGTCGTCCAAGTTGTTCTTGGAATAGGCGATGTCTCTCTTTAGCTGAACCGCATCAACGAACTCGCGGACGTTGTAGATGGTCTGCTCTTTGGCAACGGGACTGGCGGCGTTCTCGGTCATTGCTTTGTCTCCGGCGTCGTCTGCATGTATTTCAGAAGTTTGGCGTCTTGCTTGTGACCGTTTTCGCACTGGTCCATCGAAGGTATGCCGCGTGTGCGCGAGACGATCCGCGCGTGGTCACAATTCGGGCAGTATCCATAACTCATTGTCGTCTCCAAAGTTAAATTATTGCTTACTTACTTTATAACAGACTTGCGCACGGCTTGCGCGAGGTGTCGCGTGGCTTAGAGCAGGGACGCCACCGCATACATCACGTCGTTCATGTTGGTCTGCTTCTCGGGTGCGTGATAAATTTCGCCAGGACTGAAGCCGATCACAAGGTTCGCATCCAGCTCCTTGCTGTAAACGATCTTTCCGGCCGCATCAGACGCCTTACCTCGGAAGCCTGGCATGAACGTCCGTGTTGTCACAGATCCCATCAGCACGATCACCGGTGGGTTGAGAATGGCAATCTCCCGATCCAGATATTCCTTGTAGAGATTGATCTCCTCAAGGCTCACTTGCTTGTCACGCTTGGGGCGTTTGATCAGCGCTGTCCAATAGGCGTCTCTGATCTCCAAGCCGCTCTCGAAGATCGCCTCTGCCACAGCGCCCGAACTCAAAGACATGCCCATCACACCGGCGCCATCTTCCTGGCCGTTTGGTGCGTCACAGATGATCATGAACCGCGCGCCTTTGCCGAAGCCTGGCTTGACCGGCATGCCGTCTGCTTCATCGCCACCTGGGCCGTGTTTGGTGCGATATTCATCAACAAGCAGTCCCAACGCATCCTTCGTGACGCGGTCAGTGTGCATATCGCGGTTGACCGGCACATTGGCTGTGATCAACCCTGGAATAAGTTCGACCAGATCCTTGATGCGATCAGGATGATCTCGCGCTACGGACCCGGGCTCGATCAGCGCAAACGCGCCAACACGGTCCAACAGATCCTGCATCCGAATGTTGCATTTGCGCTTTTCAACACGGGCGATGAAATCAGCCTTGCTGGCGAACTTGCCCGCTTTGCGCGCTTCCAGAATAGCGCCGACTGTATTGGTCGAGATGCCCTTGATGCGCTGGAACGGAATGGCCAGCATCTTGTCTGTCACGACCTCGAAGCGCCCTGTCGAGTTGTTGATATCAGGCGTTGATACGCTGATCCCGAAACTCTTGGCGTCTTGAATGATAGCGGGCAGTTTGTCTTCATCCATCACAGTCAGTGCCGCAGCAAAGAACTCGCTTGGATAGTTCACCTTGAGGAACATGCACTGATAGGAAATCAGCGTATATTCGACCGAGTGGGACTTGTTAAAGCCGTAGCCGGCGAAGCCTTCGATCTTGTCGAACAGCGCTCCGGCCCAGCGTGGATCTGCGCCAATGGTTGCAACACAGCCGTCAACAAACTTGCCGCGCTCTTTCTTCATCTCCTCGGGCTGCTTCTTACCCATGATCTTGCGCAGCTTGTCAGCGTCAGCGCCGTTATATCCGGCGATGATCTGCGAGACCTTCATAACCTGCTCTTGGTAGACGATCACGCCGAATGTCTCACCCAGCACGTCCTCCATCAGCGGATGGTCATAGTCGATGCTCTCAAGGCCCTGCTTACGCTTCGCAAAGCTTTCCATCATGCCAGACTCCATTGGGCCGGGACGATAGAGCGCTGTGCAAGCCGTGATATCGTCAAACGTGATCACGCCGTCATGGCCAAGGTCTTTGAGCAAGCGCCGCATGCCGCCACTCTCGAACTGGAAGACACCTGTTGTCTTGCCGGCAGCGAAGCGATCCAGCACGTCCTTTTGATCGAGCGGGATGGCCATGATATCGGGCGCGGCACCTGTGCGCTCCTTGATATATTGCAGCGCAAGACCAATCAGATCCAATGTGCGCAAACCCAAGATATCGACCTTAACCAAGCCTTGATCCTCAACAGTGCGCTTGTCGAAACAGATCACCGAGTTGTCACTGCGGCGCTCAACGACAGCACGTTCTACCAGATCGCAACCACCAACAACGATACCAGCAGCGTGTGTGCCGAAGTTACGGATCGTGCCTTCAAGTCGCTCCATGATCGTCCAGAGCCCAGCATGCTTGTCTGCAAAATCATTGATTTCGGCCACCTCGTCGCGACACTCGGTCAGTGGCACGTTGGCGCCGTGCTTCTTTGGCACATATTTTGACACCACGTAGGCGCTTTCGGGCAGACTGAATACACGGCTTACATCACGGATCGCAGACGCAGCACCTAATGTGCCGAAGTTGGACACGTTAGCGACGCGCTCTTGGCCGTATTTGGTGACAAGATAGTCCACAACCTCGTGGCGTCGCTCGGACATAAAGTCAAGGTCGGCGTCTGGAAGATCGAGACGGTCAGGGTTGATGAAACGCTCGAACAGCAATCCAAAACGGATCGGGTCGCATTCGGTAATGCCCATCAGATACGCAACAAGGGAGCCACCGACGGAGCCTCGGCCTGGTCCAACAAGAATGCCCTCGCCTTTGGCATGCGAAACGATATCAGCCACAAGCAGAAAGTAACCCGAGAACTCCAGCTTCTTGAGGATGCTCAATTCGTATTTGAGCCGTTCGATGTAGACGGTCTTGAGATCCTCTGGTGTCGGTGTGTGGCCAAAAATCGGACCAGCGAAGCGCACGCCCCAACCAGCCTTGCAAGCGTCAACAACGGCTTGATATTCATCAGGTGCCATTTGAGGCAAACTGACAGCCGCTTTCTTCCACTCGTATTCGATTGCATCGACAAAGCCGACAGTGTTCTGAAGCCCTTGCTTGAACGCAGCGACGCAGGTGGATAGATCGAGCCCCAACCGGACTGACAGATGCTTGGCGGTCGCGGTAATCTCGCTGACCACATCTTTGACACCAATCACATGCATATCGCGGTTGAAGCGCGAACGATGCCAAGGGTCAGACATTTTGTGGTTGTCGGTGATGGCATACATAACTTCTTGCGCGTCCGCACCGTCACACTCGTAAAGGGCAGGGCGCACAAGCAGCAGCGGATATCCACTTTTGGCCAGACCCATGCTGATTTCGTTCAGACGACCATAATAGGGCGTGTTGATCGGAATGATCGGCAGATAGAGGTGCTTGGTCAGACCGGCCAGTTTATGGCAAATACTCAAAACACCCGGATGCTCAAGAGCGGATGCTGCATCGCCCATCACGACAGCAAGGTCATCCGTAACCTCGTCGTAAAGGTCTTGAAAGCCCAGCTTTGGCACGTAGTAGAAACGATCCTCAGAGCTACCGAGTGTCAGCAGTCGGAAGATCGCCTTCATACCAGCGTCATTACGGGCATAAACCGTCACGAAGTATTCGCGCGGCATGTGCTTCTTCTTTTCGCCCTTCTCGGGGCGCCAGGTTGGATTGTCCGTGAGACGCAGGCGACAGCCAATAATAGGCTTCAAATCGGCCTTCTTAGCGCGATTGGTGAAGTCGATCATACAAGTGACGCTCATGGTGTCGGTAACGGCCACAGCGCGCGCTCCTGCACCCACAGCAGCGTCTACCAGATGATCAATCGTGAGAATACTTTCGCCGACAGAGAAGTCGGTGCGCGCAGCTAAAACGGTATGCATTACAATGATCCAATCGCAGAAAGGTAAATGAGAGAGGCCGCCAGAAGGCCGAAGCCAAACACGGCAACTTTGTTGGCAAGCTCGTAGCGGGGTTTCAGGGGCGCGGTCTGTCCAATTGCGAGACCGCCTAGAACGAGCAGCGTGGCAAAGATGAGGCCGGTCATGCCAACACCGCCTTAAGCGTCATGTTGCCGTCGATACTATTGACAGCGCCAACATGGATCAGAGCGTAGTTGACCACACGCGCTTGCTCTTCTGCGGTTGCGCGGCTCCATTTCAATCTGCTCATAAGAGCGGTGGTTAGGATTTCACGATCAACAGGGCGTCCAAGACGCAGCAGCAGATGGCAAGCAACGGCCATATTTGGCATTGTTGCGCCAAACGGGTTGATACCGTTGCGCAGCTTTTCGATGATATCGAAGTCACCAGCGTCCAGCTTTTCGAGCAGCGTTTGCACTTTCTTAGGCAATGTGAGCCGTGCGGGAT